GCAAATGTTGGCACGTTGCCCGACTACAGCGCGTCCCTCGATGCCGCCGCGATGCTTGAGGCGCGGTTGGCCGAGCGTAGCCCACTCCTAGAACACGTCTACGCCAAATACCTAGTGGATGTTGTTGATGTGCGGCTAATTGACTATGACGGCGTAACCGACTGGTATTCTATGAGCAGCATGATCCGGGCCAGCGCCAAAGACCGCACCATCGCGGCGATACTGGCCGCGCAGGAGGCGAAGTGATGAGCCGCAAGGACATTTCGGACGTGCTTGTTCTACGTGCGTATGTCGCAGGCGAAGAACACTACAAGAACAACCACATCGTCAAATGGCCGCAAAACATTCTCGTTGAGTGGACAGGCCAGCCAGAGAAGGTTTGCATTGCTGCGATGTGGCGAGCGTTTGACCGTGAGTTGATCGAATACGGGATATCTCTACGATCTGGCTGGCTGACTCCAAAGGGAGTTAAGCTACTTGCAGACAACGGCGAACAAACGCCGACGCGCTAGAATCCCCTCAGCCGCCCCGCCCTGCTCGACTTAATCGCAGCGGCGGGCGCGGCGTGGTTTTGCGCAAAACATGCCCTAAATGCTTGACAATAGGCAATAAATAGCGCTAATATATGTGTGTCAGTGGTGTAGATAACAGATACTTCTTGGCTTTAGAAAAGACTGTTATCGCCTGTTCCCTGATGCCTTATCGACAATCGAATAGTGAACGGTGGTGTAGATAACAATTTCATCTCCTATCAAGAGTGAAACGCGGGTTCGAATCCCGCTGACCGAAAGGTCATCGTCTAGTGGCCTAGGACGCATAAAAATCTTGTTATCGCCTGTTCCCCTTTCACTCTTTGAATGAAACGAGTAGCCATCAGGTTACTCGTTTTTTTATTGGAGTTGATATGGCAAAACTGAACCCGACCGCAGAAGATCGACGCATTGACAAGACGACCCGTTTAGCTGGTGGATTGGGCGCACACGCAGCCGCACAAAGCGCAGAGGGCTTGCTACGCCGTGCTGTGATGGCTTCCCTGCTATGGGAGGATTTGGCCTACGAATCTGGCGCATCCAGCGCCCAACAGATTGCCGCACTAATTCCGCAGGTTGCGCCTCATGCCGTTGCCGCAATTGCGCGTGAGGCGCGGATTAACCAGAAACTACGACACACCCCGCTATTCATCGCCCGCGAAATGTTGCGCCATCCTCAGCACCGTGTCTTAGTGGGCGGCGTGTTGGCCGACATCTGCACGCGGCCCGATATGCTCACCGACTTTCTAGCACTGTATTGGAAGGGCAGCAAAGATGCGCCAATTGCCAAACAGGTTAAGGTTGGGCTATCGCAGGCCCTTACCCATTTCAATGAGTATCAATTAGCGAAGTGGAATCGACAAGACCGCGCCGTAAAGTTGCGCGATGTGCTGTTTTTGACCCACGCCAAACCGCAGAACGCTGAACAAGAGGCGATGTGGAAGCGGCTGGCCGAGAACCAATTAGCTACACCCGATACATGGGAAGTTGCACTATCAAGCGGGGCAGACAAAAAGACATCGTGGGAGCGCCTTATCACTGAGGGCAAGTTGCCCGCGCTGGCCTTCCTGCGCAATTTGCGCGGTATGACACAAGCGGGTGTAGATCGGCGCGTGATTTATAACGGGCTTGCAAAACTGAAATCCTCGTGGTTGTTGCCGCTGAACTTCTTTAGTGCAGCGCGAGAAGCGCCCGAATACACCAGTGAGATTGAGCAAGCAATGCTGGCGTGCTACTCGCAGCAACAGAAGCTCCCCGGCTGGACGGTGTTTTTAGTGGATGTGTCTGGATCAATGGGCAAAGAGATCGGTGGTAAATCTACGTTTAAGCGCCTAGATGCCGCGTGTGCAATGGCCGTTCTTGCGCAGGAACGCGCTGAACATTGCACCATTTACGCGACAGGTGGAAGCGATGCCGCACGCGGTCACGCTACTGCAAAGGTGAGCGGTTATCGCGGCTTTGGTCTAGCGAATGAAATCAACCAATACAAACACGGTGAGCCTAAATCGTTGGGCGGTGGCGGCATCTTTACGCGCCAGTGCTTAGAGTGGATTAAGACAGACCTGAAAGGGCAAACGCCTGACCGCATTGTGGTGTTCAGCGATTCGCAAGACTGTGATATTGTGAACCGCGTCCCCGCCCCATTCGGCACGCACAACTACATTGTTGATGTAAGCGCACACGCGCACGGCATCAATTACGCTGGCGTGTGGGACGCTGAGGTGTCAGGCTGGTCGGAGAAATTTATCGATTTCATTTGCGCGATGGAGGGTGTAGCCACGCAAGGGGAGGAGGATAGCGAATAGGACATTGACAACCACCCGCGAAAGTCTTACGCTATGCACAGATGCTTACCCCGTTTTTGCTTTCGGGGAAGTCATGAACCGCCCGCCTGATCAGCGGGCTTTTTTATTGCCTAGAAACTTGCAGGCGCAGGTGTGCCGTAGGTTGGCGATCCGCCGCCCCCCACGCTCCCGCTGCCGTTGTTGGTGACGATATACAGCCCCGCGAATACGTTGCGCATATCCTGATAGAACGCATTGCCACCCGCGAGCGATGCCGGGTCATAGTCCAGTGTATAGCCTGCACTCAGCCCTAGCCACTCGGCTGTGGTGCTGCCCGCTGGCCCTTCCTCTACCGCAATCGCAACCGCGTTAAACGTAATGTCATCCACGCAATACATGCCAAACCGCTTGATTGTCTCGGCCAAGATGCTGCCGAGTTGCGTTGTAACGTTGCCACCGCCGACCGCCGTGTTGAATGATGATTGCAGCGTGAGCAACGCGCCGGGGACTAGGTTTGGGTTCGTCCCGCCGTACGTGCTTGGCGATGCGTAACCGTCGCGGGTTGTTGCGGGCCATACCCACCCCGTAGCGTGGGCGTAGTAGTAAAACCGATGTGCATCAATGACGCATTTCAGCGCGTGGGAGAGATAAGACAACCCGTAAGTGATGGCGTTGCTAACTTCCCCGTAGCGGATCGTGCCACCGAGCGCCGACAGGTTAGAGCCACCATGCGCCCCGCTTTCGCCGCTGCCTGTAATCGATACCCGCGAGAATTTCACCAGCGCCGTGAAGTCCGTTGCGGCGTGGCATAGTGGTTGCACTTGGTCAATGTTGGCACTGTCCGCCGTGACAAACGCCGCGCAATCGTTGTTCCCATCATTAGGGACGGTGTAACTAGAATCGGCCTGCACGGTGAAATCGGCAAAATAGGGCGAGCCGGTGAACGTTGCGCCGGTTGATGCGTTGATGCGCGTTGTCTCACTGCATAGCGGCGTGCCGCCCCAGCCATAGCAGTTAAATTTGATTGTTTGCGTGGCCGCACTTGGGGACATATAAATGCGCTCTTTCTCCGACCGCAGCCGCGTAGCAAACCCGCCGCTATTTGTGCCGGATTCAATGAACGAAATCCCCGCCGCGCTCAGTGTGGCAGATGTGCCGATGGGTGTATTCCACGCCGACCCCGCTGAGAACGGCCACTTGAGCGCGTTGCGCTGCCCACCCGCAACACCAAACCGAAAATCCGCCGTGCAGGTAGACACGCCCAGCCGCGTTGTCCCTGTGCCGATTGTTCGTCGCCCTGTTGATACACCCGCTACACACGGCATTGCTATTACTCCAATGCGACTACGATTCGCCGCGCTATTTCATACATCCCCAAGTCGTTGGGATGCCGACCCACCCCGCCATTGACACCGCTGCTAAACGACTCGGCCCGATTCCCCGGCGTGGTGAATATGTCACCGATGCCGACATACTGCCCGCCGTGCGCGGCGCATACGCTTTGAATATCGGCGTTGAACTTTTGCGCGAAGTCGTACCACGCGCCCACACAAACAAGCGCCTGCCGCCATTGCATCGCCGCGATCACGCTGTCGTATTCCGCCCTAAACCGTGCAGGCGAATCCGCGCCGATGATGTTGTCGGAGAACTGCACCACCAGCACATCAGGCGAGAAGTCGCCGACAATTTGCGCATACGTTCTATCCCATGCCGCGCCCGTATCAATTGCCTTCTCAATAGCCCACGCTTGCACGACCAACAGCGCCACCGTGCGGTGATTGCGTTCTGCCAGTGCCTCACAAACCGTGTGCGCGTAGTCGCTCTCTAGGCTGGTTGCCGCCATGCCGTTGGATTGCTGCCAGTCGTAGGTCGGTTGTGGTGGACTCCATGTAAGCGAGTTGCCCAGCGTCACGATGCGCAGCGGCTTTGTGCCGAACTTCGCCCCGCAAATGGTCGGCTGCTGGACTAGAACGCCGCGATAGGTGTTAGGCGATGCGCCGACCTGTGCGGCAATGAACAACGGGATAAACAATAACCACCTCACCATCATGCACCGAGCCAAGCGATTGCCAAACAAGGCGAGTATTCATTGACCACCACCGTATTCAGGTTGCCGCCGCTGTTCTGAAAGCCGGTAATTTCAAGATAGTCGCCTACGGCCAAGCGCCGAACCGTAGTTGCGCTCACCGTGCGGTCATTGGATGCGCCTGCAATCAATTCTGCCGTGATGGTGGTTGTGCCGTTCAAGCGCACGCCAATTTCGATGAGCGTCGATGTGCTGGACGCTAGGCGTAGATTGCCTGAAATGGAATACACACCCGCCAACCCTGACGGGACGGTGAGTTTGGTATTAGCAACACCGAGGTTAGAAAATCCGCTGGTGTCCTCAACCACCGTATTGAACTGAATTGCGGTCGTGGTCGATGTGGTCAACGTTTGCGCGGCAGTATGTCGCACGCGGGCGTAAGGCGTGGTCACGCTGGTCAGCGCCGTGTTTTGGATTTGTCCTGTTGAGTTGTTCCACGTCAACACATAGGACGGGCTTGAGTTGGTTGTGATGTTGGGCGCGTAGAGGGCCGCTTGGCTGAGGGTGCTTACGATCTTCCCCGGCTCCTGTCGCTCAACCGTCTGCAATCGTCGCTCTAGGTCTGCGATGCGCTCTAGTAGCTTGCGGTTAAGCTCATAATCAGGATCATTAAGCCATGCTGCGCTAGGTCGTTGTTGTGTCATACCGCTAACAACTCCAATGAAATATCTTCCGCTGTGTCTGCCGATGCGGTCACGGTCACAGCCTGAATGCGATGCGTAGTCGATACGCCGTAGTCATACGAAACCACCTTGTCACCCAAGAAATAGTGCAACCCGTAGGCGGTGGTTGGTGTTTGCACTGGCCTAAACGTCATCAGCGTTTTGCTGCGCATCTGGTCAAGCGCCACATCGCCTTTCGCGTTTAGCCCTGTCGTGTTGCCTAGCGACAACTCACGCGCATCCACATAACCCTCTATGTCATTGGTCGCCGCCGCGTAGTTTGTGCCGGTGCGCGACACCCAATCGCGTAGAGACGCATCGCCCGCGCCCCATACGTTCGCTTGTGTGTATTCAGTTGAGCGCGTGACCTGATAGCGGCTCTCGGCCATGTTGCCACGGTCAGGATTAAATTGCACCTGTGCGCTGCCGGTGGATCGGTCTGTGCCAAGTTGCCCTAGATACCAGCGGAATTGATACGTGGCCGCGCTCGTTCGCACCAGCCCGAAGTCGCCACCGGCCACACGCGCAACTTTTTTGCACGCCTCTAGCACGGACATACCAAACACGCCTACGCTGATTGTGTTACCGCTTGCGCTATCTGCCTGAACCGTAATCGTCGAATAGTTCACCGTCCCTGCATTCGTCGCGTTACGCTTGCGCCCGTCGCCAGTTGTGCCGCTTGAGGTCATGTTGTAGGTGACGATGTTTTTGAGAACCGTTTCGCCTTTCGCGCTTGAGAAATCGTTGCGGTTGTTTGTGCCTGCGGCATAGTCCACGATGCGCCATTGCAACAGGTGTTCATTGCTGTAGCAGATGGCATCAAACGTTGCCACGTCGCGCCGTTCGAATATCGCATCACGATACACGCCGCTCCAATCCAGTGTCCAGTCAATCCCCAAATCAATATTGCGGCGGTAGACCTCAACGATAGATTTGTCGCTCAACAGGTTGACAACCGTATGGTCAGCAGGCACGCGGAAGCGGCACACGCCCACATCGTTTACACGTTTGGTGTATGTGAGTTGTTGAAAGCCGCTCAGTGCCGCAGACGACAAGCTACCCAGCCCGCCGGTCAGTTGCCCTTGCAGCACTCCGGCGGGTGAGTAAATGTCGATGCGGAAGTCGCCTACGCTCATAGATTATTCTGGCCCGATGGCAAGCCATTGGATGTCTGCGGTAAACGTGGCTGTGCCAGATGAACCGTTGTAGATGTAGACAAGAAATTGAACCGTGGTTGTGGTGATTGTCAGCGGATAGGCCGCGACAACCTGAGAAGCGCCAAGCCCGCCAATCGGCACACAGCCAATAATGCACCAAGGTTTTGCGCTGTATGCCTGCGGGAATGTCGCGGTAGCCGTTACGCCAGAAAAACCACTTCCTGCGCTGACCGTTAACACCGTAGAGAACGAATACACACCCGCTTGCATCCGAATGCCACCGGTCGGCGTGTAGTTGTTTGTGTTTGCTACGTTCCAATCTGTCGCGCTGCCGCCCTGCCGCCGGTAGAACTGCGGCATTCTGTCGCCCGCTTTTGTGTCGTCAATTGAATCCGCTGCAATCGCTGCGCCTGCAACCGACAAAGCCGGTAATGACACCGAACCCGCCGACACCGTTAGCCCGTTGGTTGCTGTTACGCTTGTGCCAGCGGTTAGGCTTCCGCCCACGGTCGTATTGCCGCTGGTGTCGATAATCAAACGATCATTTGTGCCAAGTGCCGATGATGCGCTGACTTTGAACTTATCCGAGTCGCTGTTATCTACGCCCTCGGCCCAGTTCTGCACGCCTGAAATGTCGTAGAGAATAAATGGATCGTTAGCCGATGCGCCCGCTACGCTTGCTTTCAGTTGCGCGTTGCTGTTTGCGGTGTTGCTGGTGTTTGTGGCCGACACAATGACGTTGCCACCCGATGACGACGCTGACGCGGCCATACCTGCCCCACTGAACGAACCAGCGGAAGATGTAACGTTGCCGCTGAATGAACCGGTCGCGCCTGTAATGGCGCTGGATGCGGTCACGTTCGGCGCTGACACGTTGCCCGTCACAGTCATGTTGCCGGACGTGTCTACAACCACCTCGTCAGATGTGCCAAGCGCAGACGATGCCGAGATTTTGAATTTGTCGCTATCGCTGTTGTCAATGCCGACTGACCAATCGGTTGAGCCTGAAACCTGATACTGCGTAAACGCATCGTTGGCGGTTGAACCTGCAACCTGAATCAACTCGCGTGCGTTGCTGCCTGCCGTGTTTGATGTGTTGGCCGTGGTGGTCGTCACCGTGCCGCCACTGCTCGATTTGGTTGTCGTGGTGTTCGCGCCCGCAATCGTGACATTGCCCGCTGATGTCGCGGTGATGATGTCGGTTGAGCCAAGCGTAGCGCCTGCGGTGATCTTGAATTGGTCGCTGTCGCTATTGTCTAGCCCCACTGTCCAATCAGACACACCGCTGATGTTGAAGTTGATATACGGGTCATCACCGGACGCGCCCGCCGTAGAAATTTGCAACTGTGCCGCGCTGGATGCGGTGTTTGACGTGTTGCGGATAATCTCTTGGGTCGTGCCACCTGATAGCGAACGCGATACGGTCAGACCGGCCACAGTGGGCGAACCAGTTGGCATGACGCGAATTTTCTTTGTGGTGCTATCAAAATCAATCGTAGCGTTATCCACCGCACCAGCCGCGCCGGGGTCAGTGATAAACCCGCGCTCATCCGTGACGGTAATTACGCCGCCCGTTGTGATACGCACTTGGGCCAAGCTGATTTCGTAGGTTGTGCTGTTCTGCGTAAGTGCTGGCGCGGTTGGGCTTACTGCCTCAGTGCCAGCCAAGCGCACTACGCGAACCGTTTGCGCGGCGCTGCCATAGCGCAGAATGATTCTGTCGATACGCGGGTTTGTGACCGGCGTTGCAACTGCAACCGTCGTCGCCGCGTCGTTTTGATACCACGCGCCGTAAACCCACGCCACACCAGACGCAACACTGACCGGCGATGACGTGCCAGTGACAGCAAGCTCGTTTAGTTTGCCCTTTAGAATGCACGTTCCGGTTTCATCAACAATCTGAGATGTCCTGAACATCTCAATCATGTTTGCCGCGCTGTAACCACCGCCAGGGCCGTCCCCTACTCCTGTGGTCGAAAAAAATTGTGACCGCTCCGCCAAAGAATAATCCTCCTCACTGGCTTAAACACCAATGAAATACTTGTTGTATTGAAAAGTGACTGCTGTTGCTGCCGTCGCACTTGTGCCTGTAACCGTGATTGAGTTATCCCCCGGTGCAAGGCTGAACGTCGCTAAATCCGATGTGCTTGAAAGATCGCCCGTTTTGACCGCGCCTAGTTGGTCGGTTATGCTCTTGTATCCATAGCGTGTATCAATGGTGTATGTTGTTCCGCCTCCGAGGTTTGTTGTAAACGTCAACGCATCGCCCGTTGTGTTATTGGTGATGCTGGGCGTATTGATTGGCCCAGTCAGTGAAATGATTGGGAATGACTCAATAGCCGCAACATCGCTCAATGAAATCGTGCTGGTTACACTGAGCGTTGACGAACCAAACGTAAACGGCGTAACCGCTGGCACGACAAACCCTGTGCCACCGCCCGACAACGCAAACGGCACGCTGATACCTTCGGGGTCATACGGAAACGGGTTATGCGCCGTGAGTTCCGCAACCGCCCGCTGTGTGAATCCAATACGGTCATCCGTGCTGAACTGCGGCGGGATACTTACCGAACAATCCCACTGATATACACGATCCGGCGGGCGTGAATAGCGCAACTGAATCAGCGAGCGCGACGGGCGAAAGATGCGCAGCAGTTCGGCGCGGCGGTCGTGCCATGTTGCCTCGGTCGTTCCCATGCCGCTAAACGCGATTTGGATTTTGCGCGGCTCATAGCGAAAGTCTAGAAATGTGTCGCCGTGCTGCGCTGGGCCTCGGTTCGTAATCTCGCGCACACGCGGCGCACCCAACCCCGCAAGGCTCTGCGTGTTGTATAGAACGAGGTCGGTAAGATCGGCGTAATAACTGCCGTTAAAGACTTCGAGGGAGATTCTAGAGACTGTCCACGCCATTAGTTAGAACCTCCGTTCATCATTTGCAGGTACTGGACAGTCGATGGAATGTCACTATTAGCGGTGATTGGGTTTTGCACGTTGATGGTGTAGACGTTGGTTGTTGGGGTTGTTATCAGCGTTCCCCCCGGCACAGCGCCGCCCGATGCGGGGCTTGATGGTTGCCCACCTCCGCCAAGCAAACTTGACCCGATTGCCGTTGCTTGGATTGCCGTCCCTGCCAATGGAGACACCGCATTGATTGCGGCCATTAACAATGGTGAACCGCTAATAGATTGTGCAAGCGATCCAAGCCCAGAACTACTAGAGCCGGATGGGGTTGACCCGCCACCGGTCAAACGGTCTAGCAAACTTACCGCCCCATCTAGAAGCATAATTAGTTTCGGCACAAGATCGGTAATCAGTCGTTCAATAAATGCGGTAATCTGTTTGCCGTGCTTCTCCCAAAACTCTTGCATCTTTACCATGAGCCGGTCAAACAACGGCATAAAGTCGCGCCCAATTACCTGCACAATGCCTTCAAAGTTGGCTTTCATTTCGTTTTGATGGCGCTGAAATTCAACCGCCGCTTTCACGCCATCATCACCAAGTAACTTATTTGCGTTCTTGGTTTTCTCCATCCAATCGGGCAACGTGTGCTGTGCGTATAGCTCGGCAATATCGTTTAGGTCTTTGCCGCTCTTACCGAACAGAGACATTTCAAGCGCTGCCTTGTTGGCACTGTCGGGCATTAACGCCAAACGCCCTAGAATCAAATCCATGCGCTTGTCTGGCGCTAGGTTTTCGATGTCGTGCCACTCAAGCCCCAAATCCTTAATCGCTTTAATGACGGGCGGCATTGTCTCTTGCGACTTCTGCAACTGTGCGTCTAGGTTGGTTTGGATCAGCCGCGTCACGCGCTCGTATTCGGTTTGTTCAACTTTTAGCCGCGCTTCACGGTCAGCAATGATTTTTTCTTGCGCGGTTTTGTTGTCTGTAACTTCTTGGTCGAATTTGCGCTTGGCCTCGGCTGCGCTACGGTCGTAGTCAGCCTTAAGCCGTGCGAGTCGTTTGTCCGCTTCCGCGTTGATGGTGGACGTTTGCGTTGCAAGTTCGGCGTTCTCAGTCGTAATGCGCGTGCGTAGTTCTGCAACCCGTGACACTGTATCGTTTTGCAGCTTGGCAAAATCTTCCGCGTATTTCGCGTCGGCCTCGGCCTTTTCTTTCGCGTTCTGGTCGCGGATGTCGGCTAATCGGCGCTCATTTTCTTCGGACTCTTGCGCCTTGCGCCGGTCGGCCTGTTTCTGCTTTAACGCTATATCTTCATCAGCGCGTATCTGTTCTTCTGCCGCGTCGTCCTGCATTTTTTGCCGACGCGCTGCGGTGTCTTTCTCTAACGCGGCCAGTTTGTCTTGCAAACTCTTGCGCGTTTTGTCGTCGGTGGCTGTGGCGATTTGTGTTTCAAGATCAACACGGCTCGCGGCGTAATCGCGCTCAAATCGTTCCAGCGCTCGTTTGTTGTCTAGCTCCCGAATCTCGCGCTTATCAACCGCATCTAGCCGCGCATCATTTAATGATTGATCGATGCCGCGCAACTTGTCAGCATAGGATTGTTCCTGCTGGGCGATACGCTCTTTGCCACGCTCAACGACTTCGTTAACCTGCTTCTGTAAGTCGGCTTGTTTTTCAGCCAACCTTGCTTGCTGGTCTGTGATGTCGTCATTAAGTTTTTTGATGGTTTCAGCGGTCGATTTCTGTGATCGTTCTACTGACTCTTGCCGTGATTCGTTGATGTCCGCGATGGACTCATTGAGTTTACGTTCGGCTTCTTCACGGCTGCGCCTGTATTCATCCTCACGCCGTGTCTCTTGTTCGCGCAAATCCTGCAAGCGCTCAAAAGCGGCGGCTTGCAGTTGGGTCATCTTCTCTAGATGTTTGGCTTGTGCGTCTTGATTTTTCTGTAGCGCTTCAGCTCGATCCACCGCCTCTTGCCGCTGGATTTTTGCCGCTTGCTCACCCGCCTCTCTAAATATGCGAGCATTGGCGCTCATCATCTGCGCAATCTGTTCTGTGGATACGCCCGCGATTTCGCCCACATGCGCGAGCGTAGAGGCATACTCAGCCGTGAACCCTGTCACGTCCTGAATGCCATCTATTGCGCTCCCCCAATTGGCCGCCGCATTGGTAGCCGCGTATGCGCCCTCTACAATCTTTGCCAGCGCAATTGCCAACCCCGCAACCACCGCAACCACGGCCACAACCGCTACAGCGGCGGTCGCCATGCCGCCGCCAATGGCCGCGCCTGCCGATTCGCCCGCAGGCCCAAGCCCTAAAATGCTGTCGGCCAACCCGCCGAATTTGTCTCCTAGTGGGCCGGGGAGATTTTCTAGCGATTTGAAATGGCCGTGGAGTTGTTGTAGTTCGGGGGAGAGTTTACTTAGCGCCTCTTGTTCTTTGCTAAGTTTCTTTACCCCATCTGCGGCCTTCTCAGCAGACGCGCCGGTTTCATCCAGCGCTTTTTTTGCGCCCGACGAATCCCCGGTAATTGTGATTTTTAACTCACGATTGTCTGCCATGATTGGTATTGAGGCGCGGCGCTATGCGGCGCAGGTGCGTGTTATTTGCCGATAGCAATCAATGTGCTGCCAAGTGTGGCGAGGTCGTTGGCCGATGCTTCATTGAGTAAAAAATCTTCGGCGGCTTCTCGTTCTGACTCATCGACCAAATACATTGCGCACTTAATCAGCGCTTGAATGTCGGCCCGCGATGGAATCTTTTTTGTAGCCAGCGCCGTGACAACGGCTTGCGCATCTTCCAACGCAGCGTAAAACCCTAGCACGCCCTTTGTATCTGCGTCGGGCGTGCGTAGTTTCAATTCAAAGTTACTCATACGTTACACAAGCGTTGAAACGCTGTTCGTGTTGCTATACGTAAACCAGTTCGACAACGAAGATGAGTAGGCGTTCTCAAGCGATAGTTTCACAACCACCGTGTTATTGCCCGCCTCGTTGATCTTCACACTGGTCAACTGTGATCCGCCCATGTCGAATTGGAAGATAGCCGTTGAACCGGTCGTGAACTTCACACGCACCAGCTTTTGAAACACGGTCGCCGTGCCGAATGTCGCATCAACAAACGCCTTATTTGCCGCGTTCCAGAACAACGTCAGGTCAAGCTTGCCGTCCCACTCTGCGCCTTCAATCCATGTTACGGCGCTTGGCCCGCCTAGCTGTTGATCCAACACGCGGTTGCTCTCTAGCTTGAGGCTCATTTCATAACCCGCAGGCGTGATTGCTGTCGTGCCAGCCGTGCCGCCCAACGAATCCATGAATAGCGTCATGTCGTTACCCATGATTGGGGTCACGGTGCGGTCAGTCAGCGTACCCGTTGCGGCAGGTGTGGCCGTGGTGGATGCAACCGATTGGCACAGGCGCTCGACATCCATCGTTACCATGTCGCCGGTCTTGGCGCTGATGGTGATTGACTTGCCAATGCAGCCGAGGTGTCGGTAAAAGAAACCATCGGTCGAATCGAGGTTGCTCACATACATCGTCTGCTTGCGCGGCGTGGCAACCACAGCGGTCAGCGGGGCGCTTGCGGTGCGAACGTATGGGCCAGCGCCGGACGGTGTAACTTCCCCAAACATCTGCTCAAGGTGATACGAAATGTCCTGATACGTGGCAATGTGCTTCCACGTAAACGCGGGCGGGATTTCGCTTGCGCGGGCGGAGAGATACGCGCCTTTCGCCAGCGACCCGCGGATGCTTGGGATCGTGATGTATTTCGCGCCGGGGTCAACCACTGGCGCGTCAATCACGTCCATGAGTTTGTAAGTAGCGGTAACGCCGGTTCCCCAAGTCGTTTCTTTACCGGCTGTGACTACACTTAGATTAGGAATCAATGGGGCCATTTAGTTATTGCCCTCCTGTTCGTTGTTGAATGTCGCGCCGGGTTGCGGTGCGGGTGTTTCGGGTTCTGGTTGCGGTGTTGCCGCCGGCACGTCATACAATCCACTCGCGGCGGCGTGCGTGCGTTGTGCTTCGCTCAGTGCGGCCCACTCATCAGCGGTTAGGTCACGCGCTGGAATGCCGTTGATGAACGCGAGCGGATTACCTTGTTCGTCAAACTCGCCTAGAAAGTGAATCATGGTTGCCTCACGGCCAAATGTTCTCGGTGTATGTCAGTTCACAGGTCACGCCGTAGTAATTGACATTGGAGAACAACGGATACTCAATAACGTTTGGCGCAATAGAGAAGCCCGTCAGGATGATGGATTTACCAGTCACCGGACTACGCTGCGAGAGCGGAAGGTCAACATAAGCCGCCGCGTATTCCATCAACAGCGGCAGATGCTCTGCTAACCCGATGCCGCTTGATGTCGTTGCAAACAGCGCCACATCCGTAATCGTCCATGTCATTTGAGTAATGGGCGATACGCCGAGGTGCTGTGCTTGTGCGGTTGAGTTGCCCACACCCGCACTAAACGACATCAGTAAACGGATTGGCAGATTGGCGGTGTCAATGCGGTTTGGGAATTCGTTCTGTTTGCGTGCGGTGAGTGAAATTCCCTTGCTTGCAATCGGCACGGCGTAATCTGCAATCGCGCTGTAGATGCTCTCGATAGCGCTCGAAATCGTCATCGTGATAGCCTGCGATGTGGCGCGAGTAGCTGAACCACGTCAGGGGGGATATTGCTGGGCATGACCGTTACGCCATCAGGCGACACAATCGGGCGATCTTCCGCCGCGCTCGTGTCCTTCTGGCGATATAGCCACGTCGCCAACCGAATCGCCGCCTGTTTGATGTGCGTGTGAACCGCAGTAAAACTCGCGTCGTCCGTGTATCCCCATTTGCCCGTTACCGCAATCGTGCCGTCAACGTTGAAGCTCCAAACGCTTGTGCTGTATTTCATGCGCAACATTGAGTAAGGCGGGCCTTGATTCAATGGCTCTAGAAACACATCGGATGTTTGTAGCGTTGTGCCGTTGCCGTTGACCAACCCCGTGAGTTGGAGCAAGTCTTCATCCAAGAGGAGAAGTTGCCCCTGCACACGGGATTGGGTCTGTCTGTAGTAGCGGGTCTGCGTTGCTGGAACTAGCTTGCGCCGCGTAAAGTCCTCTATGTAGCTTTGCGCTGCGGTGATGAGGGTATCCAATAGTTCATCATCGGATGACGATGAAATCTTGGCGTACGCCTTCACTTCCGCGACAGTGACAATGCTCATAGATGACTCGCGCTATTAGTTCGTAGTGAACAAGTTCACGTTCTGCGTCAAGCCGCTGGTTGGCGGGGCGATGCGCTCGCCGATCAGGATCGCAACAATGCCAACCGCAACGGTCTTGGTGTTGGTCGCCTGATACTTCGCGCTCAACCAGTAAAAGCCGTTGGCGCTGTCAACTTGCCCTGCGCGGATTTCAATCGCGTAGAGCTTGCTGCCGCCTGCGGCATCGGTAAACGTGGTTAGTGCAGCGTTAGTGATGTCTTTGGTCGTGCCGCTGGACGATGCGTTTGATTGGCAGAGTTTCACGTCTACGTTTGTTGCAGCCGCAATTGCGCCCACGTCAACCAAGACAGTGATGAACTCAGCGCCGCGCAAATCCACACGGCTTGTTTCGACGTAAGCGCCTGAGCCAGTGATGGTCTGCGCAACGAGTAGCTGCGAGAAGGCAGCGGAGCGGGTAAGGTTATGGAATGCCATTTGTTGTGCCTCCTGCGATTAGGTCGTCTTGTAGACCACGAAGCGCCAACCCTCAGACACCTGACCACCCAAGCGGCGGCGACAAATGAAGATGGCTTGATTTGCGCGGGCGGTGGCGCTGTCGAGATAGCGTTCCACACTCATCCCGACTCGATCCGCGATGGTGTAACCACGGAAGTCGCCGAAAATGCCCACGTAGTTGTTCGTGCCAGCAGACGGCAACGCCTCAGACTCATAGAGGGGATACCCAGCCAATTGGTTGGGCTGACCCGCCGCAAGGTTCTGGATGTTGTCGCTCCACAGGTAGCGGTTCTGCGAATCCTTCAAACCACGAACCACACCGACGCTGGTTTTGTTGAACAGCCAAGCGGCATTGCTGCGGTATTGGTAGTCCAGCAAATACGGGGTCGAGGCAACACCATCAGCGGTAATTGCGGTTGCAGTGGACTTGGTTTGCACATCGCTATCGAACGGGCCACCGGTTGTAGCGTCCTTGAGAATGCCCTGCGGCTTGCCCACGCCATCACCCACCAAGAATTTCTCATCCTCGTCAATCGCGCCAGCATTGGCAAACGCAACCGCCAAGTGATTCTCAATTGGGAAAGCGGGGTCTTCCAACATCGGGCGAGAAACCGACGTCTCCATCATTTGAGTGTTGACGGGGATCGTCAACTGCCCGAACGTAGCGTTGGTTGCAGCCGTGCCAGCGGTGGGCGACTCATCCACCCACGTAGAGCGAACGGCGCTGATGCGGCGGCTATCACCACCTGTGGCCTTGGGGATCACCAAGCGATCACTGGAAGTGGTCAACACTGTGCCGAGCTTGCGCATCACGGTAAGACCGGGCAAGCGCATGATGATGTCAGCGCGGAAATCTTCGGGGACGATATAGCCGCCGAGGGTGTCGCTAGACTCAACCTGTGCGGCCTTCATTTCGGCCACAGTCATGCCAGCGGCAACGCCGTTCACGATCTGCTCAGGCGAATAAACCATCACGCGGGCGAGTTCATCTTCTCGACCAGTGCGGATGTAGTTGCGAAAACCCACGGACTTGCGGTGTGAAACGCCCATGAAATCGCCGTAGAGTTCTTTGGCAACTTGCGCGTTGGCGGCGGTTGGTTCGCCAAACTTCTTCACATACCACGTCTTGATGGACGCGGGGGTTTCTTTCTCTTGCGACTCTGCGGCAGGCTCACCCATCGGCAAGCGCACCGGCTCTGCGGCCACGTCAAACGTCTCAAGGGCTTTCATCGCTTTGGCGCGTTCGGTCAAATCTTTCGCGTCATCCAAGCGGCCCTCAACAATGGCCTTGCGAGCATCTTCAACGAATTGTTTAACGTTGCTCATGTATTCATGCTCCTAGTTCAATGAGGTCAATCTCAAGCATCAATGCACGCGCTCTCTGCTCTGCACTTTGCGATGGCTGGCCTGCCTCGCCTTTTGCTTCGCCTATGGAATCGTTGCTAGATGCAATATCAGTCAGCGCGAAATGCGCTGGTCGATAACTCTTTAAGGGCAGAACCATCGTGCGCGGTTCTGCCGGTGTGGGTGTCACGCTCGCATCAATGCCAAGCGGCCATGATGTGATTTGATTGGCTTTGCCAACCTTCTTGCGTTCCACCAGATGAGGCGCTGTGCCGCTGCTCAGGCCAAACTTGCCCTGTGCGGCATACTCTGCAATCGCCTTCTCGTATTCATCGCGGCGCTGTAGTTGAAACTCCAACCACACACCCACGTCATCCAACGTCATCTTGCCCGCGCCGATCTTCTTGCGCCCTATCGCGGGGTCTAGCCCGTGGTCGTAGTAAATGGCGGTCGGCTTGTCGCCGTCACCCAAATCGAAATCCGTGTCTTTGGTGAAATAGTCGCCGGTCAAATCGGTTGCGTCTGGATTGCCGAAGCGCACCAAGTAGCCGCCGAATTTGTTATCACCAAGCGCTTTAATCTCGCTGCCATAAGTCAATACGAGGTCTAATGACTTCTCGCTTGGCACATCCACATCCGTCTCATATTCGGCGGTCATGTCCTGCACCATCGGCCCGCCTGCCGCCTCGCTCGCGCCCGCGTTATCCTCGGCCAGCGGTTGATCTGCAACGGGTGTCCATGTCATCTCTACGCGCTGCCATGTCTCTACGGGGTCAATCCGAATCCCGTTTGCGTCTAATGTGAATGGCGCTTTGTAGTAGCGCAGGCCCTCCACAACGATAATCACGCAATCGTCATAAATGAAGGCGATATAAGCCTCGTTGTAGAACAACTCCTCATCGCTTAGGCCGATATACCGCCCAAACGCAGGAATCATCTCAATTACTTCGTGCTGAATAACGCCAATCTTGTTTTGCAAATCCAAAGACTTGCTCGACACCGGCCCGCTCATGTGAACCGCAGCGGGAGGCACAGCGCCGAGTTTGATCGCGTTGTCGTGAATAGACTGCACTAGTTGCTGATCCTGTTCGCTGTGCCGCTTGCCTGCCATGATTAGGGAAATAAAAAACGCCCGCTCTCATGTGTCCCATTGCTGAAACACTGAGAGCGGGCGTTTGCTCGACTGCTCTAAACCAACTCGCGGGCGTTGTCTCGACTGCGGGCTGGCTATTTAGTTTTACCTAACACGTAGATAAGATTCGAACTTACGGAGAGGCGGCCAATTTGCTACCCACCGCAGCCGCCCCTTCTATGGGCTTCATCATTAAACCACTCTGACACTACCTGTTTCGGTTGGGCGCATTATACAACGCTTATTGAGAATGGTTATCAGTTAATAAACCATCCACGCGGTAGGTAAAACTCTTTCGCGCCTAGCAATACCTCGCAACGTGTTGAGGTCTTTTCTAGCACTCGGTCTATGCCTGAGTCATCCACACGAATACGCACCGTATTGGCGGCGCTATCCATGACAAGCAAGACGCGAATAACCTTGCCATCCCAATCGGGCTTTACTTTGATACGCAGCGGCACATCATTCTGATAAACCATACTCCAAGGGAATAGAAAGAACGCCTCGCCAGATGACACGGCAACCTCTTGTTGCCCCCATGACACCTCTAATCCACGATAGCTGACAATTGGCTTTTCAAGTGGTGGGCTGTATGGCGCTTGCATTATTGTGTGTTCGCTCATATCTCGTTAGTTATACCGCTTCTGCGCTGCCATTGGCTATCGGGTTGCGCCACGCATATCGAGTAAGCCCATTGGCCAGCGGCTCAATTTCTAAGAACCCAGAAAGCGCATGGCTAAATACCTCAAGCTGCCTATATGTATTTGCGTCAATATGATGGGTAGCTACGTAATGGTGCAGCCCATCCGCGCCTGATGCCAACTCGTATATCACATAGCGCGGTTTAGTTCGCCATCTATTCCGCCGCCGCGCTCGCTTGCCTTGTGCCATCAATTCAACCCCAGCGTCGAATCCTTCGCCACCATCCCCACGACCGGCGTAGACGTGCCTCGCGCTGCGTGTATCTGCGGCTTGCCGTCCATGTAGTTCTTCTCGATATACGCAACGACCATCAATAACGCCTGACGCAGAACCAATAGAAACGCTCGTAGCTCGTTGTTTTGCATTGTGCCTCCTATGCCCCTATAAAAGTAGATTGAATCGCAACGGTCAGTGTCGGGATCGTTTGCCCTTCTTCAACCTCAGCAAATGACGGGTGCGTGAGGATTAAATAAGCCGTCATCGTTTGTTCATCAAATAGCGAACCGACAAACACCGCATTTTTAGGGATTCCCACCGTGCAGCGCAGCATCTCATAGGGCCGCGTTGACCATCCCTCGGTTATCATGTCAAGAAATAACGTATATGAAACCGCTACACGCGCCACATTTCTACCCATCTAACCTCCATTGAACACATTCGTTAACGCCTGATTGACAATATTGCTCACCGTGCCGTCGCCCTGCACTTGGTTAATCACGTCCTGATCTGTGCGCCACCCGCGCCGCTTGTGGAATGCCGCCTGAATGTTTGCGTCATGCACGAAGCCCGAATAGCCCGCCTTGTTCCACAACGTAGCACTACGCACCCCGCGCTGTATCGACCAGCGTCGATTGAGTGTCTGCGACGTTTTGCGCCCGTTAATGCTGCCATCCTTACGCACCCATCGCGGCCCGTAGCCGCGCTCATACCACTGGTTAGGCCCGCCGCTTTGCCATGATCGCGGGCGATTGGCCTCGGACGCAGCCGGATACGGCGCGAGGCGGTTTTGAATTTCGGCGGCGATGGCGAATGTGGCAGCGCCGACGGCTTTGTTGAGGTCGGCGTTGAGTAGGCGGGTGAGGCTGGGTAGGCCTTCGATGGTGACGCTATTCATGCTGTAGCCGTTTTACCTCCGCTAACAGTGCTAGTATGTCGCGGCGGGCGCTGTCTATAAATGCTTTGTCGGTTTGGGCAATGTCTTCTGTATCGACCAACGCACCAACAAGCATAAACGTGTCCCTGTCGCCAACCTTGCAATATTCAATATCAAAATAACCACCTTTCTCAAACGGGTAAGCCGCCTCAGTACGGGCGCGGATCGCGGTCAGTTCGTCGTCGGTCATTTACTTCCCCTCTCCACTCTCTTGCTCATGCAACGCGCAAAAGAAATCTTCTGCCGTCACTAGCCGCGCCATGTAATTGCTGCCATCAGCAAGCGCCGCGCCTTTGCGAATCAATGGCCGTTCTAGAAACAAAATGTCAGGCGCATAACACTCACGCACCTCGTAATCAAACGTCATTGGCTGATACGTGTCAGGGTCTAGCGGCGTGGTCATGTTGTCGTCGTTGTCTCGCGCTAGCCGCCAATGCTTGCACGTTTTACAAGTGGTCATTGTGTTTTTGTATAAATTAGGTCAATTCCCCATTGCAGCGGCATAAACTTTACGATGCCCGCAACGGGAACACTGTGCTCGATCAACCACATTTCGTCCTTGTCGTCCCATGTCGTTATCCAGTGATTGCCACTTGAGTCCACTACGAAATACTTTTGCATGGGAACTGGCGCAAGTTCGCTTATTTCAATCCATCTCATGCGTTCGGCCCTCCATCACTTCCCCTCCTTCTTCCGCTTGCCGCCGTTGCCGCCCGCCAATGCCCCTTCCAGTTGAATAGTTACCGGTTTGGAGATTAGCCCGCCGCCCGAAACACCCACGGACATCTGTTCTCCCTTGACCATCGCCTGACAATACAGCAGCCCGCTATCGCGCTCGCTGCCCATCGCCACGCCGCCCAATGGTTGCCACCCCGCGTTGATGGACATTGCAACAAGTTCGGAGAGTTGCGCGGGGTTGGCGTTAGTAAGGATTGTGTAGTTGGTGATTTTCATTCGCTATCCTCCCAATCAATATGCGCCGCAATCATCTTGCCATACATCTCATACAGCAACGCCAGTTTGCCATCTTGCACACCATAGACACGCTGGATATATCTTTCGGGCTGTTTGTACTCGGCATAGTTGCCCCACCCAGAAGAAACCCAATATGAGGGGGATTGCCGATGCGTAACGCGAATTTCATTCAGCCCAAGCGCTACATTTGTTTCGATGTGTTCGGAATCACGCCATATTGGTTTGCTGGCTATACCAACTGAGCCAGCAACGGCCCAATCACTAGATGCGCTGGCAGACAGGCCAGCAGAAACGGTTATTGATCCATTAGTTGATACTGTTGTTTCGCTCATATACCTCACTTCTTTACTACTTGAATCGTAGAACTACATCGGCAGCGCGGATGCGCGGGTGGCCCTTCAATCTCGCCCCACTCCGCATCTGTTTTGCCGTTTAATGGGCCACAAATAGGACATACAAGTTCGTCCCTAAGAGAAGCCCATACCTGCTTAGTCTCAAACCCCGCATCATTCAATTGCGTCTCGTAGATGTCTGTGCCAGCCGCAGCCGCCCGCGTAATCTCCGTCACCGCGATACTCTCGGCCCGATTCGCGCCAAACGCAGGCGATAACAGCGCCTCTACGTCGCCCCGCGTCATGTTCGGCGTATCCATGTAGCTGCTGACGGCACGCTGAACAATCGTTCTAGTCGTGTCGTTCAGCCCGCCGATAAGGTCAAAGACGTATTTACTAGCCCACTCGCCCGCCGCCGTCGCGCTGGCTGGCACGTCTAGCCCAAACTCAGCCTCTAGCGCCCCCATGCGCCCGTATGCGTGCTTCTCCAACACCGGCCTGATTGCGTCCTGTAAATCGCTGTCGAGGTCATCGTAGCTTGGCTCACGCCCCGCCCGAACGTCTGCGCTAAATTGCCCGCCGTATTGAGCAAACACAGGCACAAGGTCATCGTATAGGGCTTGCTCCTCTGGCGTGAGCGCAAACGGGTCATCGCGCTTGAGGAACGCCGCCCCTGCAACAACCTTGCGCACATCATCGGCGTTCGTCGCCTTGCTCAGTTGCGCGTTGATGATGGCCGCAACGTCCGGCGCGATGTGGTCGGATTCGAACTTGACCGCAGCGGGTTTGCCGTTCTTGAGCGACTTCAAACTCTTCGCCTGCCATCGCTCCAAATCGACGTATAGCGCGTCGGTTGCGATACTCTTGGCCTGTGGTGGCTGCGGCTTGTCTACCGCGCCCCCTTGCGCATCTGGTGCGGTTTGGGGCGGCATGTTTTGCGCGGGCGGCGGTTGCGGCGCTTCTATCTGCTTGGGCTTAAACGCCGTTGCCGCTGCGATCATCTGGCTAATCTCGTCAGGCGGGATTGTTGGGAATGATTGAGTGATGACAATACGGGCGGCATCGGGCGCAAGATCACCGCCTTGCACCGCCTGCACAACCTCTAACAGGCTTGCAATCTGCGCCCCGTTTAGCGCCTGTGCCTGCACGTCAGCACCACCAGCGGCAGGCAATTGCGCGGGTTGGTCGGCTGGTGCTGTATCACTTTGTGGTGCATCGCCGTTTGCGTTCATCATCGGCGGCGCAATAAACGCGCCCACCTCAGACACGAACATGCGCCCGCGATAGTCATTTAGTTTCTCCTTGCCGTCACTCTCGCGCAATTCGTCAATCGTCCAATACTTTGAGCGCGTCTCAGTCTGCCGCAACAGTAGGTCAACGTTGCGCGGGCGAATGTCGTCAAATGTCGCCTGTAGTTGATCGCCGTAGAAGATGGGCAAAATCTGCGAGGTCAAATCCTCAGCCAGCATCACATGATAGGGATGCACCACGTTACCCAACACCGCGTCTCCGGCGTGGTCGCTGTTGGCGCGTGATGCGTCTGCGCTCCAATACCCTTCGGGGATGCCGAAGATACGGTCGATTTCGTTGCGCGATGCGATGCGGCTCTCAATCTGCTGAATCTTCTGCATGTCGAAGCCGAACGCATCCATCTTGAGATCACCGCTACGCGCAAAGCCGATGCCAATACCGTTGCCGAACAAGCCCTCTAGAATCTCGGCCTTGATGGTCTGAAACTCCCCCTCTTGGATGTGTTGCGGCAACGTAATCAGCGCGTCAGGGATCGCCTTCTTGCGATCAAAAAACGCCTGCTGCCATTTCGCCATTGCGTTGTCCGTGTTCACGGCCAGCATCGCCGCGTCCAGTGGCGCAAGCCCCTGCCGCAAGTCTTGCGGGTGTGGCAGATGGCTATAGCAGATATAGCGCGGGTCAAGCTCCATCGGGTCGGCATCCGGCGCAGAGTAGTACATGTAGCGCATGAATACCTTAGCGTCAGGGATGACCTTGACCATGTGCGGCGGGATTGGCCACACTTCCGCGATGGTGTTGCTATTGCCCAATGGCGCAAAGTAGAGAAACGCCTTGCCGCTCAGTAGCATGGACATTTGCCAGAACAACATCAGGAAGGATTTGCCCATGTAGGGGTTCGGCTGATTCCACCGAGCCTCAAACGGATGGTTGATTTCTTCCGTGGTCTTTTCACCCTGTATCTTCTGAATGCTCAGGTTCGCCGCCGCAAACTCACGCGACAGCACTTGCACATCGCTATACACCCACGATGTGATTGCCGCTTGCGCTCGTGTTAGCGACGGGTTAGGGTTGCGATCCTGCCAGCCGGTGAACGTTAGCGGGTAAGTCGGCATCATGCCGCCGTAACCGCCGCTGCGTTGATTGCGCGGCGCGAATAGTTCAGCGCCACTTAGTTCTCGTTTCATGTATCCCCACAACTGCGGTTTGTTCCTGTATATGCTCATTGCTGCCTACCTACCAAATGAAATTAACACTGACCGATTCGCCGCCATCAACCACGCCAGCGCGATTGCATCGCCCTTGTCCGGTGATCGCCCAATACGTTTTTTGATTTCGTCCTTCGGCTCTATCTGAATGCCGCTGCCCGTTGGCTTCCACCGTGGGGCGCATAAATCACTCAACAACTCTGCGTCATCGGGCAACGCAATCTGCGAGCCGAAATCAGGGTCTAGCGCCTCGCGCAACTTCCAATACGCCTCAGCGCGTTTGTTGACCATCTTGAGTTTGCCGCTCTTGTCGTATGCGCCCGATGCCTCGGCAAAGTTAATGGCCCTTGCGTTTGCGCCCTGCTGCCTGAGTGAGTCGTAGCACGATGAGCCTACGCCGATAACGTCTACGGCGATGAGGTCTTGCAGGTTGTCGGCGGCATCAATCGCCACCTGTGCCGCGAGTGGGCCTGTAGGCGTTTGCGATCCTGCCACGGCCACAACCGGCGCAAACCATAGGCCACGCAACACGGATACACACGTCTTATCATCGCCGCCGCGTGCAACGTCGCAGCCAATCGCGGTGATGGGCGTGTTGGGCTTCGGTGTATCGCGCCAGCGCTTTTGTGCCTTACGCACCCAATCAGTAGGGATGACCTGCCAAATATCGTCTTGCCGTGCCGCCCGCCAATCGCCTTTTAGTGCGCTACGTAATGGTTCGGGCGTGCCATCAATCACCGACTGATACCCTGATGCCATCAATACGGGGTTATCTGTAACCAGTGCAGGAATGAACGTGCGCGAGCGCGGGCGAACTGTCTCGCCCTTATGCTCAAAATGCGCCGCGCTTTCGACTTCGGTATCTTTGCCCTCAATTACGGCAAACCATCGCAACTCGCCCGCCTTTGCCGGGTTGGCGTGTTGGTCATTGAGCCACGGCCCCCAATAGTGGATCACCCATTCTTCCTCTACGGCCAACGGCGGGTTGCCTGTGCCGATGATGCGGCAGCGTTGGGTTGGGTCTGAACTTCGATTCCACGCATTTACAAAGCGGAACATAGATTCGGTGAACTGTGGCAGTTCGTCCCACGCCTTGAGGTCATGGGCGCGGCCTTGATACTTGCGCTTGTCGTTCTCGTATTGCAGTGAGCCAAACTCAATCTGTCGGTTATCGCTCAAACGCCAAATGTGTAGCGACTCGTTATAGGAGTCTTTGCTATGTTCGATGTTGTCACGGTTGTATATCTCACGGCTGCGCTCAATCATGCTACGGGTCTGCGGGAACTCGCGGCGCAAGATTAGGCTATTGCGGTGACGTGTGCCAGCAAGACCTAACACGAGGTCGGTTTTGCCTCCACCTGCTGCTCCACCGAAGAACATTTCATCTGCCGTGCTGTTGTATGCCATTTCTTGAGGTGAGCCGGGGAAGGGTTGCCAGATCGTAGCCCTAGTCTGCTTGGCTATCTTGTGGGCCAGCTTCGCCGCTACCATTGCGCCATAGTCCTGCGGCGGCAATAATTGGCGTAGCGAGGTCTGCCCCAAGTTCGTTGATGACATCATCTGGTTTTAACTTCCCGTCTTTCAATAAGGCTATTAGCTGATCCTGCCAAGTCTCTACAACTGTTGTTTGTTTGACCGGCCCGTCAATCCGCTCTAACGCATGGCCCAACATCCCCGGCGATGGTTCGTTAACCATTGCCATCCACCACCGCAGCGCCAACACGCCAGCTAGGGGAATGTCGCCGGTCTTGAGCGCCTTAAACTCTTTGGCGTATTGCTGGCAAGCGTTAGCGACTTCCTCCGAGGTCATGCCGCCAAACTCTTTCAGCCAGTGCGTGATGCTGACTTCGTTCTTGGGCCTGCCGCCGGGGTTGCGCACCTCGCCCGGTTTAATGGCGTGAGGGTTGCCCTTCTGGAACGGCTTGCCGCGCGTTTTTTTGACGTTGTTCTGTGCGCTTTCGGTCATGGTTTCACTTCGCCGCCGTCAGCGGGTCACGCACGATCACGCTGAACACCGGCTTAAACGGATTCGCCCGCGAGTTGGTGAACGTCACCTGTATTTGGAATCGTCCAGCAACGGCGCTACTAATTTTTGGCAAGGTGATGATGTTGCCATTTACGCTCGTTGACCCACTCAGTAGCGTTGACGTTACATCTGTGCCTGTATCCAAGTTGGTCGCCGTAACGCTAACGCTTGTCGGGCTTCCCCCGTAGTTGGTTGTGTCCAATGTTGGGTTTGGGCCTTCCCCAACCCATTGTTGTAGCGGGCTTCCCGCCACGACTAGATTTGCCGCTAGGCTCATATTCGCTCCTGTAACGCCAGCGCCGTTTCTCGCTGCGTCAACATCTCGTCTATCTGTCGTTCAGTCATCGTCATCAATTCGCGCCTATCCATTAACACCATCAGCGTATGGCGCGTCGGCAACGTCAGCGCCGTAGCGCGTGGCTCAACGTGCAGCGCGGTCGTGCGCTCGTCCAGTGCCAGCACAACGCTCCGCCCCGCCAACGTCAGACCCACCCCGCGCTCTGCAACCACCAACGCCACGCTGCGCTCGAATAGCTCGGTGGCTACGTCACGCTCAGGCACAGCCAGCGCAATCGAACGCGGGTAAAGCGTGAGGGTTGCCGCCTCGGTGGTCGGCGGGGGCGTTGATTGCACCCCCTTTTGGCGAAAGAAGAAGAACAGCGACATTAGGCAATATCAACCTGAATTCCAAACGCGCTTACTGTGACGT